AACTTCGGGCCGTGTATAGCTTGCCACGGCGGCGGACTCGGAGGTCACCGCAATCTGACCGGCTCCGCTGCCGATGCCCTGCGTACCCAGGGCGCGCGACATGGAATCGGGAATCAGCGGGCCTTCCGTGGTGATCTTGAGACGCTTTTTCAGCTCATCCGAGAATTCACGTTCCAGGGCTGCATCGCAAAGATTGGTCGGGAACGAACCGGGACGAGCCGCATTGGTGAGCGAACGGACTAACCGGAAAACAGAGAAGCGTTTCTGGTCAGACTTATCCATTTCGCTGAAAAGGTTGGTGCCTGCGGTGCCCACCTTGCTGACATCGTTAGCCGCACAAATCTTGCGCGAAACGACGTCGCGGAACTTGTCCGAGGAGGTGCCGTCGGCGATGGCTTTCTGGGCCTCGTCAATGGTGACGTACTTGCGGAAATCGGAATCGGTCGCAACGGCCATAATGTCATTGCGCCGCGCAAGCTCAAGTTCTGCTGCGGTTTTCTCAGCCGGTTCGGCCATGTTTCTTTTCTCCTGTGCAGGTGGAACAACAATTGCGGGTTGTGCAACGGGCGGTACTTCGCTCCGCCGCAAGACGGTTTCAATTTCAACCGGAAAATCCTCATTGCCGGATTCGGAGCGACCCGCACCGACAGTGAAATCGGCGGGCACGGTGACAAGCGATGCGTCGAACGGCTCCCAATCAGTTACGCGGCATTCGTCGGGCGCATCGGGGTTATCCTCATCCTCGGTGCGGACCATCTTATGGACGCGGTAGCCCACGGATGCAGATGTAAGAATCTTGTCGTCGTAGTCCTGGCGCTTTTCTTGCGCAAACGCCGAGCGGCTGAACGGACCTTCAACCACAAGTCGGCCGTCTTTGATTTCGTACTTATCAACAACGCCGAGTTGTTTGTTGGGATCGTGATTGAAGTTATTGGGAACCTGGCCGGAATCGAGGCGATCCGTGCGAATGCTCTTCTTATCGTGCTGAAGAATCTCATTCCCTGGACCATCCCAATAATTCCGCAGATACGGAGTTTCACTGGAGACGGCAAAGCGGAACCGGCCCGGATCGGGGCCGGATAGCCGCTCGCCCTTTTTCGGCTCCGCATCGACTTTCGCGGCCCGATACTGTATCGGAAGCGCCGCCGGTATGCTCTTAGTGCTCATACTTTGACGTTGCGCCCAAAGCGGAAAAGGCCGCTAATATGAGTCACCCCAGCGGTATGGACCCGCCGCCGGGGACCCCGAGTTCACACAGTGATGAGCATTTCCTGGCTGAGCCGTTGCGCGGCAATTTCGCAATAACGCTCCTCGCGCTCAATGCCGATGGCAGACAAGCCAAGGGCCTTGGCAGCCTCTAACGTGGTGCCACTTCCCATGAACGGATCGAGCACCGACTTACACGTATCTGGCGCTTGCAGAATGGCCCAGCGCATCACGTCTTGCGGCTTCTGTGTGGGATGCGTACGCACGTCTTTGCAGCCCGGCTGCACAAGAAACCCGTTCCATCGATAAGCGATCCGGCGTACGCTCTTGTTGAGATTGGTCCACGCCAGTTCGCAATCGGCAAAGTTTGTATTGCCGCGTAGCTTGTCCCACACCAGCCAGCACTTGGAGGGCGGAAGCTCAAAGTAATTTCCGCCGAAGATGATCTGGTATGGTGCGCATGAGCGAATGAGTTTTATCAGCTCCGCGTCCGGCGGCGCATCGTCCCAGGTGCTATCACCGTAGTCACGCTTGGCAAGCGCTTTGCCTTTGCATAGGCCGGTGACGTGGCACTTGACGCCGGCTCCGCCGAAAGTCTTGTGCGCCGCTCCAATGCCATAGGGCGGATCAGTGCAGAGGAGGGCAGCTTTTACGTTGCCCTCCTCTAACACCTCCCGGCAATCGCCACAATAGATCGTGATACCCGCGTGCTCATAGTACGGAGTCATTGATGCTCTTTCATTTAACTAAACAGGTGGAAGCTGAAACAACGCGGGTTGGTGGAGGGCGCGGTCGTAGTGATGGTAAAGCTAGATCCGATGACGCGCGCGGAGATGGTGGGCGGCGCGGTGGCTGGCGTGGTGTTACAGGTAACGCCCAGGTTGGTGCCCAGCGAGGAATCTTCCTGCACAATGATGTGCGATCCGGACGCAACCGAGGAGTCATTGACCACCACGGTGGTAGCGCCGACGGCCACAACCACAGAGCCGGTGAGGTCATTGGCGCAAACCGCCGGGGCCGTCTTGGAAACGCAATCGAGGCCGCCGTAGATGGGGTGGCCCAGCGTGTCATAAGCGATGGGCGTTTGCTGTGCGCTCTGCGCGCTGGCCGACGACACCACCATTGGGACACACATGCACAGCGTAGCAATCGCAAAGACGCATCCAAACATTGCAGCTTTCAATTTCATATTCCCTCCTCGGGAAGTTACATCGGTGATGGCCGTTGGTTAGGCGGCGTTACTCCTCGTCTTTCGTCAGGTTCCACAGAGCGGCGTTAGCCGGGTGCATCCCGCGCTTCAACCACCCCTGCGACATGGACCCGTCGCCGGGGACCCCGGTACGACTGCGACCCGGTTTCACTTTCGGTTTGGCCGGAGCGGGCTTCGAGCCGGCCTTTGGCTTGGCAGGTTTGGAGGTTGACTGCGAAGCGGGCTTTTCTTCATCTTCTTTCGGGGCATTCTCCGAACCGCCGCCGGCGGCATCTTCCGGCGTCTCGTCTTCGTTGTTGATTTCGCTTGTTCCCTGGCCGCGAATATCGGTGCCAAGCGCGATGCCTAACTCATCCGCAAGTTTTTGCTCACGGGATAGCTCTGTGTAGGTTTCTTCCAAGTCGCGGCCCACGCTGTTGAGAATGCTTTCGTGGGTATCAAAACCGTTTTGCACTAGCAACGTGTTAGCCTGCACATCCTTGAGAGGATCGATCCACGGCCAGCGGCGCGGCTCCCACTTGATGAACTCGCCACAGAACCGCTTGCGATCCGCAAAGGGCAGGGCGATGGCTTGATTGAGGAGAGCAGCGCCGAGCCACGCATCGTAAACAGGTTCTGTCACGTTGTCGATAAATGAGGTCTGCATCTCCATCCAAAACTCGCGTACCTCCATCTCGCCGATGCGCGCGGAGCTGTAATTGACGCCGCTCAGATCGTTGAACAGAGAATGATAGGGAACATTGAAACCGGATGCGATGAGCCGCCCCGACTGCTTGACGAATGGGTCAAAAGCATTGGTGGGATGCGTTGGAGTGTGATTGTTGAGCGTTGCTCCAGTGCCCGTAAGGTCGAGGGCGCTGCCCATGCCGATGTCGATAGCCTTGGAGCCATCGGCGTTGATTCCGTCGCCTTCAATTTCATCGGCGTCGGGATCGGCATCCTTGGCTGTCTCAATCGACATAAGAATAGAAGCGCCAATGCGCGCGGCGGCCAGCTCTGCCCCAAAGTATCCATCAAGCATCCGCAACTGTCCCATACCGGAAGCCATCCACGGATAACCGCGTGTCTGGCCGGTGCGGTGAGCCACGATCCAGTGAATGATTTGATCGGCGGGTACGCGCACACGGTTGGATGAGCCAAACGACGCCTCGTAAGGGTTGCCTTGAAAGAGGTGATAGGCTAACGCCTTCTGATTGGCGTCTACCTCGACGCCCATGCGTATCTGCACGCCATCGGCGCGGCCCATGAGGTTGTAATTGTCGTCAAGCTGATCGGCGTCGATGAGTTGTATTTGAAAACCGAACGGGTTGACGGTTTTAGGCACATAGACTTTGCGGATAAGCTGCTCACCGTCGCGCCCTGTGTTCTCTGTAATGAGTCGCTGCACCTCGCGCCACGAATAGCGGCCACAGACGGTGCAGGAACCTTTCTTGCCCCACTCACGCCACGCGCGTTTCAACTCTTCATTGGCTTTTTCATCGAGGCCGTTGCTCTGTTTGCTCTTGCGTACCTGGGCAACCTTGAACGCCAACTTGACGCCATGGCGACCGGCAACGTTGGCGCGGACCATACCCAGGAACCGGGAAGCAATGGGCGAGTTGATGGCCTGATCGCGGGCGCGAGCGCGGAGTTTGCGCAAATCGACCTGTAAGTCCTGATCAGCGGAGCGCGAGGCGGAAGGCCAATCGACACTCATTCGGCTCTGCTTTGCAGCCTGAAAGCCAGAGTATCCACTGCCGCCGCCGAGTTGGGCCAGCGTGGAATCGGAGGTGAGCGAACGCCGCGCAGCAGTGAATCCATCGGATACGGCGCGGAAAGCGCGGGAAAAAAGATTGATCGATTGCAGGGTTGCCATAGCTCTCCTTACACGCTGGTTGTGAAGCGGAAACCGATCACGCGGCGCGGGCAATACTCACCTTTGGCGCGGAGTTCGGCCCTGTATTGAGCGCGCCAAAACGAACGCTCTTTGATGAGGTCAGCGCGGGGAAAACGCTTGAGCTGGCGACCGTTAATCATGTACTCAGAAACGCTAGGGTCGGTGTTGCCCAGGAGGCACGCATTGATGGTATCGAGGTTCCTCTTCACATCACTGCGCGTATCCACAGGGCCGGTGGCGGTGGCCAAGTTGGGTGAGACGGTCACATCTTGCAATGGCAATGTGACTTGTTCACCGGCAGCCGTGGTGCCCGCAATGCCCAACAAGACAGCCACCATCTGATAGGTGTCAGAGGGGCAGGTCGCGGTGAGCGTGGCTGGCGCTTGGATGGCGAATGACTGGCCGTCGCTATCGGGGGTGATGGGCGGATTGGTGGCCGACGTCCCATCGATCACAAAGCGATTACTAGCGCTGTTGAGGATGTACTTGAGCTGGTAAAGTCCGCTGGGGAAATCGGGGAACACGCGCTCCCAATTCCACGAATCCCCGGCGCGGAGGTCGGTGGGCTCCAGCGGAATATCGGAATCATGGAATTGGTTAATCGGCGTAGCTGGATTGAGTAAGTTGCCCATAACTTGACTATGGGCAACTTTGGCAATTTAGCGCGAATTTAGGCTGTTTAGGCGTTCGCAAGCATGATTTGCGGGTCGCTTGGATCGTCCTCGAAACAGTTGCCGCAGATCAGCACAGCATCCGGCTTGGCCCAGGCGTTCTGTTCACAGGATGGGCAGGTAAACTTTGTTTTGCTTTCTTTCTTGGCCTGGGCCTCGGCGACCATGGGCGCGGGAGACTCCCACCGCAGCTTGAGGCCCTTGGCCTTGAGCTTGGCATAGGCGCGGGAATATGGTCCACCCTTCACCACAAAGTGGGTGACGTGCTGGCCCGTCTCTTTGCCGTCAGGCTCGCCGGTTGTGGTGGGTTGCAAGCCAATGGCCTTCATCTTCGCCGCCCACTCCCGGTCATGGTAGCAGCGGCGCGGCGCGTGGCCGTGAGCTTGCTGCCACAGGTGAGCCATCTCGTGAGCAAGGG